CAACAAGGCTAGTACCGCCTCCTGATGGGACGTTAGCACCATAAAGAGGATTAGATGACCAAGGATTATAAGTGCCGTTGTGTTGACCTGTTCTATAATGCTCCTTCTGCTCATCTATAGTCAAGGTGGCTAAGTATTCTTCTTCTGTAGCCCCTGTGTTTGTAGTCTGAGTATTCTTATCCCAAGTAATCTCACCTGTATCGGACGTAGTATCAGCGAAGGCATTGCTTTCCTGTGTCGTATCTGCAAAGACATCTAGTTCTTGTTCTTGTTCTTCGGGAGCATTCCTTGCCGACCAATCATCAGACCAACGCGAGTGTCTGCTCTTAAGCCAGTCCTCAAACTTTATCCTATTGGGTGTACTCCCTTGTACATGAAAGCTATTACCAGTAAAGGGGTCTTTCTCTGGCATCATGGTTTGCCAACCAGACTTCTTTTTGCTCTCGTCTTGTTGGTTAAACCACCACTCGTATAATTCGTTTTGAGTCATTAGCTATTTCTCTCTCTGCCAATTTTCTTCTCGTAGGTTCTCATTGTACCTAATCCAAGTAAGCCTAGCAGTACAGGCATCATAGTAGCCGTGTCTGCCTGTGGTATGATAATACCGAACGGTGCGGCTAGTGGAGAAATCATAAAGTTGATAGTAAACCCACCGACACAAACCCAAGCAACTGCGGGTCGCCAACCTGCTACGAATAGAGACTTATGTTCTGCTTCCTTTTCATTAATCTTTAATTGCGCTTTCGCAAGTTCCTGTCCGTGACGTTCTGCCATCGTAGCTATCTCATGGGCAAGGGCTAGTTTCTTATCCTTGTCCACTACGAATTTATCAAGCAAGCCTGTTATCGGGTCGATTAATGAAGTTAAGCTAAATCCCATATTAGAAACTCGTAGGTTGTGCTGTATTTATTATACGACTGACTGTATCCTTAATATGACTTATGTTTGCGTCAATACTGGCTAAAGATATTGCCTGTCCCTGTACGTTCTTTTCTATGGAAGTCAATCGTGCATCTTGTGCAACGACTGCTTTCTCTGCGGTTATGAGCCTAGAATCCAACTTGGATATGAAGTTTACAAAGTAGACGAATTGTAATGTAATCGCTAGGAAGAACATTACTGGTATGTTTTTATTCAAGTGCCATTCTGGGTTCATTTTATTCATCCTTAAAGCGCGGCTATAATGAAGGCTAGTAGTTGGGGGTATCGGACACCTTTCAGTGTGACTTCTTTCGCATCTTCGGGTATAGACTCTCCTTCTACATAATTCCTATCTTCATGTTCCCACCAAGTATCAGAACAGAACATAGCATACTCGCTTGCATTTAAACCTTCTGCTTCAAAGGCGGCTTCCAAGTCTTGAGCGATGATACCGAAATGTGTACGAGCTTCATCACCTTTGCTATCTACTCTGGATTTCCACTTATACTTTCTAAGCAATCCTTTACAAGCCACAGCAACCTTAGTCTCGGCTTCTGTTAATTCTTCAATGTCTTGTTTCTCGTTACGGTCTGAAGTTTGGATAGTACCGTTGGTGGCGTATACGTTATCAAACTTAGTGCTTGATGTACCTAAATGGAGAGTATCATTAACCAAAGCCCCATCGCCATCAGTAGGAACGATAGCGGTTGTGCCGTAGAAGGAATATACACCCACCCCTGCATCGGACGTAGACATAAACGGTATCCAATAAGCACCTGTGTTATAAGCACCCAAAGTTGATTTGGTCGCACCGCTTGCTTGGAACTCTATGAAGTTACCTTCAGTACCAGTGTCGTTAAGCGTAAACATTGGTGTCCCTATCGCATCAGTAGCATCCGTATGTCCACCAGTGATTTCCGTTATGCCGCTTGCTGTTCCTACCCAAAGTCTACCATCAGCGGTATTGACAGCTAGTTCGCCTAGAACTACATCATCAGAGTCGGGGTCATTGCCTGATACTGCGTTATATTTAGTTATGATTGTTGTAGCCATTTCTTTATCCTTCTACGTTTTCAAGTCGTGAAGTCAGTGCTTCAATTAAGGTCTGCTGTTCTTGAATTGCTTTGACTAGGATTGGTACAAACTTGCTGTACTGAAGCCCCATCTGCTTGCCATCGCCAGTGTGACTAGAGAGTAGGTTGGTGTTGTTATCCTTGTCATACCCTGCGGCAATCTCAAGTGCTTCTACCTCTTGGGCTTTGAAGCCAACGTCCAACCAATCTTCTTTGTGAGTGCCGTCTGGAGTTTGCTCGTTGAGGTCATAATCCTCGGCTGTTTTATTACCATACTTGCTACGCTTATCCCACTTGTATGTGACAGGATTTAGGGCTTTAACAAAGTCTAAGCCAAGGTCAAGGTTGGTGAAGTCGGTCTTGTCTCGCGCATCAGAGGCTACTGTCCAATCTACTTCGATGTGAGCCTCAGTTATGTTGTCATCACCAAGTACGATTTCATTACTTTGTGTAGATATTTGACCCCCTGGACTTCCCGAATGCCCTGCGTCTGTACCGAGTAATAAATTATTATCACCACTTGATACATACCGCCCTGCACTATAGCCCACTGCTGTATTTTCTGCTCCTGTGGTGGAAAATAAAGAGATACTACCTACAGCGGTATTATCATCCCCTGCGGCAGACGACAAGCTCCAATGACCCAATGCTGTGTTTTCATTACCATTGACCACACCATCACCACTGAGATAACCTACACAGGTATTTTTAGTTCCATTTTCTATCCTCTCCCCTGCTTTAGCACCTACCGCTGTATTATTGCTTCCCTCACAAACAGGTAATGATTGGAAACCAACAGCAGTATTGTAGTTATTAGTTTCATTTGTTTTTAGTGCTTCAGCCCCAACGGCAGTATTACTATAGCCTGTGGTTTGTGCCTCCGAAGCCTTATAACCCACAGCAACATTTTGGTCACCAGTAGTAACAGCAGTACCCGCTTCTTGACCCAAGAGCGTGTTGTAATTTCCTCCGCTTAATATACCGTCACCTGCTTGATAACCGAATATTACATTCCCATTCCCATCAGTAGGGGTTTGCAGTCCATCCACATACAATGTACCAGTCACAGTTACTCCACTGTAGGAGGTGGCTAGTCTTTTACTGTTGTCGTAGTAGAGATTGACCGCTCCGTTCTCATTAGCATCAATAGAACTTTCGCCATTAGCACCTTGTATTCTTATTGCGCTACTGCCTCGGATAAATAAAAGCCCTGTTCCATCGTCTTTTATGTAACTATCTGAGCCATCATGGTATATCTGAAGGTCATCCCCTGCACCAAACATAGCCTTGTCGGAATCGCCAAACTTTACATCATACCCATTACTATTCAAGTGAGCATCTAACGACCCACCCCAATCTGGATTTAAGAGTGTGCTTTCAGCCGCTACCCAAGTAGAACCATTGTAGACGTACATGGTATTGTCAGTAGTTTTGAAATAGAGCGCACCTGTCTCTACAGCGTTACCTGCATTATCGACACTGGGGTTAGAGCTATGGTCGCCTAAGTATCTTTTCTGATAGAAGGAGTCCCAAGAAATAGAAGCGTTGGAACTGTTTAATGCAGAAGAGGCACTTGCGGTTGCTTCAGCGGCTTTTGTGGTTGCTGTCGCGGCAGATTCCTCGGCTAGAATCGCATCTGTAGATGCTGTAGCCGCGTTAGCGGTGGAAGTTATAGCGTCTGCTGACGCAGTAGTAGCACTTGCGCTCACTATTGCGGCATTAGCTTCTACCTCGTCTGCTTTGGTTGAGGCGATTGCCATATCGGTTGCGGCTGATGATGCGCTGTTGGATGCCTGTGTCGCGCTTAGGGATGCGTTGATTGCATTACTGCTTGCTCCCTGTACATGGGATATATTGTCTGCTACAGTAGTTACGTCATCGCTGATACCTGCAATGGTATCTATATCAGCATTAATACCTGCAACTGTTGATACATCACCTATGTTACCTGCTACGTCACCTATGTCACTAGCGTCAGCAATGATGGTATCCATCTTAGTCTCAAGACCTGCTACTGTGGTTATGTTACTTGCGATGGGTGCTAGGGTTTCTATATCATCGAGTTTGTTATGGACTGCTACAAAGCTAGACGCACCACTTATTAACTGTCCCATCGTAGTCTCAAGACCCGCTACGGCTGTTACGTTAGTATTATTGTCTGCTACTTTGTTTACGTTTGTCATGTTGGATGCAACTGTACCTATATCCGAAGCATCTGCGGCAACGGTAGTTACATCTGAAGATATACCTGCTACAGTATTGACATCATCAATGTCCTCTGCAACGGTAGTGACGTTAGCGATGTCATTATAGACACCGACAACTTGAGTATTTGAACCTGCAACGGTTGATACTGCCGCGCTATTGGCGGTGGTTGCGGCTGATTGTGCGGCTACTTTGGAAGCGTTCGCGCTGACAACATCGGCAGTCACTTGTTGTGCCGCCGCTATAACAGCATCGTATGCCGTTTCTGAGGCATCACGAAAGACCTCCGCTTGTGTAGCTTTTGTTGTTGCGATTATAGCTGATGCGTCTGCCGTGTTTTTAAAACCTTCTGCGGCATCACGCGCTGTCTCTGCGTCATTCTTAGCTGTGGTAGCAATACTCGCTTGTGCCGTTACGTCAGCAACAACGGAATCATCGCTTGAACTCCCTGAACCACCTGCGCCTCTATATAATGCCATATCATTACCTATTTGAAAAAAAAGAATAAGAAGGAAAGGGAAAGGGGCTTCCAAATGGAAACCCCCTTGGGTGTTGCTATTACGAGAGTGCTGTGCTGTTTGTTACGAGAACGAACCCAGACTCAGGACGTATAGTTTTAGTGCCGTATAGAGTATCGGCAGTATACAAGTTACCTAAGTATTCTTGCTTATACTGAGTTTGTGAACGGATACCTTGTTGTTCAGCCAGTGCCATAGTATCGTTATGGAAGAACAAAGCACCTTTACCTATCGTACCTGCTGTATTCGTCACATTAGGACAGTTGTTAGACACATAAACGTCAATGCCATACAAGTTACCGATTTGACCGTTCTGAACAGCACCGTTAGTAGTGAAGTCACTAGAAACGTAGCGGTCAATACCGAGGATAGCGTTACGAGCAACAGGTGGAACAATCAGCTTCCGACCATCCATAGGCACATCGGCTTCATCCATTAGCTGAACTATGCTTCGGAAAGCCGTATCGGTAAATACACGAGGGTCAGTAGGGTCTGTATCTGCCTCTAAAAGACCAACATCGCCTGTAGTGGTGTTGAAGTAAGAGTTACTATGAACCCAATCCGTACCCAAGCCATCGTCATCACCGAAAGTCTTAGCCAGTGCAAACAAGTCAGTATCTACTTTGTTAGCCAAAGCATAACCTGCGTCACTGGTGTAGAACTGACGTAGAGAAGCAAGTGCTTGCACATCTACAATATCCTCGATTAAACGAGAGTATTCCCAGTGTTCGGTTATTGCAATAGAAACATCTGCTTCAGTATTGCCCTGAATTGTTACTGCTGTGTTTTCTGCTTTCTCTTGAGCCTCACCACGAGAAGGTGCAGGGATATTGATAGTGTCCCCTTTCTTGCCTTTCATAGAGATTTTTTTAACTAGGTTAGCGAGTACGAGATTTTTTCCATACGCGGCAACAACCTCATCACTCCAAATCTCTGGAATAAATGTAGCCGCCTCCGTTAAGCCTGTCGAACCATTCATGTTTACGTCATATACTGAATTAGCCATGATAATATACCTTTATAATAAGATTAGTTACGAACCCTCCCTTCTGAATACGCTTGCATGATTTCATCAGACAAAGCTAAATATCTGTCGGGGTCGGTTTTCATAAGTTTAATAATGTCTGAGCGTCTATAGACTTTCTTGCTTGACTGTCCTCCATTGCCTCTGGCGTTACCTGTAGAGGCGGCTTTAACAGCCTCTTTACGTTGTTGCTTCTCATTAGCTACGGTCTGACCTACTACCGATTGACGTTCCTTCCAGTTAGAGAAAAGTTCATCAGCGGCATCATAGTCATACTGTGTATCTGCCTGTGCAAAAAGCTGTGTACGAATCTTTGAACCCTTAATCCATTCAGCGAACTTGGGGTCACTTAGAATAGTTTTCATCTCAGGATGTTTACTTTCTAATTTAGCCGTAGCCGTTGTCTGGCGATATTGGTTGCTGATTTGTTCAGCTTCCTTTATCTTAGGGTGATTCTCAATAGCCCTTGCAACTGCCCTTTCGGGTTCTGAGAAAAAGTCTATTTCTTCTTCAGGTTCTTTAGTTTGTGTTTCAGTGTTGGAGAGTTGTGTCGTGATGTAGTCATCAACAACCTTTCTAAGTTCACCAACCTCCGAACTCTGTTTACCTAAAAGTTTCTCAGCCTCTTGGTGCATCCTTACTATTTCGGCTGTGGACTTTCCTTGGTACTTATCAGGTACATCAGTTTGTTCTTCAGTCTGCGGTGCTTCTTGTGCTGTAAGCGTGTCCTCAAGTTGAGGGGCTTGTTCTGCTTGGTTGTTGTCTTGTCCGTCTACGTCTGGACGCTCATCTATTATTGTTGCCATTATTAAACTCCGTGAGTAATCTCATTATGGAGGTGTATTAAGTAAGGGTTCTATGGTCGAGAGTTAGCCTTACGCTCAATTTGTCCTACGCTCGTTGCTTCCTTTCATGCTTGATGTGTTGCTCTCTTTGTTTCGCAAATTTACGAACTTCTTTCCAAGAGTTCTTATCCATCTTTAATGTAGGACAGGAAAAATCTTTTGTAGCTATCTGGTCACAATCTGGACATTCCATTTCCTTTGTGTCCATACTTACGAATCTTTCATGGGTATGTCCATCAGGACAAGTGAAATCAGCCATAATACCCATTAGGAAACTTCCACTTCTTCTTCAATCAACTGTTGTTCGAGTGTATCCGTCTGTGCTTCTAAGTTTAAGAGAGAGGCTATCACTGTAAGTTGTCCCTTACGGAAGTAAAGGTCTTTCTCTGATTCACAAGCCTCAATCGAATTTAGAGTGTTTGCACTATTGGTCATGTCAGTAAGCAGGTTCTTCCAACCCTGTAGTCTAAACATTTCCCTATAGTCACGGTAATACTGCTCTAGTTCTTTCTTATCCTCTTGCATAATACTGTTTCCCCTTTCGGACAGTCTTTAGTTTATTATGTTTCTAATAATATACTTTGTACATTATATAATACATTATACCATATTCTATGCCAAATGTCAAGTATTATTTCTTTTTCTGCGTAGTTTTTTTAGTTTTAGTTTCAGTTTTTTTAACTGCTTCTTCCACGGCATCTATTCTTTTTCCGACTCCTTCAAAGAGTTCATTGATTTGTTTCAAGATATTCTGCATTTCTGTATTGGTAATCATAATTATCCCATAGGGGTTACTGGTTGTGGTGGACGCTGTGGTTCTTGTGGTGCTTGTCCACCTTCCTTGACAGCAACCTCTCGTTCTTTAAGAAGTTGCTTAGAGATTTCCAGACGCTTCTTAAACTCTTTATCGTCAGCATCACCTTGCTTAAGGTTAGTAGTAACTGCTTTAATACGAGCAATCTCTGTTTCCTGTGGTACTGCTTGAGCTTCGTTAGACAGCTTACCTGCTCTAGCTTGTGACTCCATAGCCTGACCCTTAAGTGCCGCAGACTGTGCCGCTTTAAACTCAAGCTCAGATTGTTGTACAGCCTGTTGAGCTTTCTGTGCCTCTGGGTTAGGTTGCATGGATTGCTCCATAGCCGCAATAAGTTCTTCGCGGTTGCTTACGTTCATGTTATCAATGATGGACATGATAAGCTGTGGATACATCGGAGTATCTGGAGACATGGTTTGTAACAACTGGACTAGCTGTGTCACTTCGTACTCACGCGCAACGATACCTAATGAGCTAGAAGTATGGAACTTATAGTCTCCTACAGGATACAATTCTGGGTTGAACTGCATATATCTATGTGCCGCTTTGGTTACGAATGGAATTAGGAAGGACTCTTGGAAGTTAATGAGAGTACGCTTGTGTCGTTTGATGATAGCACCGAGGCTCATAGAGATACCTGCGGCAGTCTGTTCGCCATTGATAGAACCTGCAATACCTGCGGAGTCTATAGCACCTGTAGATGTCTGTACCATCTTCTGTAGTTCAGCCGCTTGTGCAAAGGTAATCTGACTGACGTTGCCGAAGTTAAAGGGCTGTATGACTTCAGCGGGGTTGCCATTGGTCAATACTACCTTACCTGCACGAACCTCTGGTTTAGAACCTCTAGGCATACGAGTTACGTCCATTGCAAGCATCGGGTGTATAGATAGCGCAAGAGCATCTATCCTAGCTCGTATTTCAGCGTCTAACGCCTTTTGTGAGTTGTATCCTTTCTCACATACTCCTCGACCCCAGAAACGGCTAGGAACGACATCCCAAGGGAATGCGATGACAGGTCTATCGCCCATCATGTAGGGGTTAGCTTCTGCCTTTAATAGCGTATCTTCATTGGCTAGTACGACAAGGGCTTCTACATAGTAGGATTCATCATCGCCTGTGAATAGAGTTTCTTCGTTTTCTTCCGCTTCCTCATCGTCATTATCCTTCTGGGCTTCATTAAGAAGGTGTCGTGGGACTAGACCATAGTATTTAGTGAGTCGTACTTTATCGTCATCATACACACTAAGGTCTTTGTCTGGTTCAATATTAAAATCAGAAGATGCTGTACCAATCTCTGTATTACGGTAAACCCCCTCTTCTTGTAACATTTCGATACCATGTGCTGACACAAACTCGTCAATAGCACAACCCATTGCTTCCTCTACGGAAGTGGCTAGAGGGTCGATTAGGAAGTTTTGAGGCATTACAGGCTTTAACTTAACGCAGGTTCTTTCTGTAATGTTGACACCAACCGCAGTTAGTTCACCGCCCATTACAGGCTCAGTAGCAGGGGCAACCTCTCTTTTATTTTCCAGTACAACCTCTGCAACACCTGTGCCGAATACAGCGGCATTGAGCAGACACTCAGCAACACCTTTACGAACTTTGTTCTTTTTAAAGTCTTTGCTTAAGGTTTCACGCAGTAATGCTACATCTTGTTTCTCTTGGTCTGCTACATCATCCTCGATGTCAAACCACTTCCCGCGTCCAAAGGTGGCTTCCTCTAGCTCCGCTACAGATGACTCCACAGCTTGTTGTAGTGCGGGACTGATAATGCGAGAGCGTTCTGAGTCTCTTGTCTTATCTTCTGCCGCCCACTGTCCCCGCCAAAGGCGATAGAACTCGTCAAACTTCTTTGCGTAGTTAGACGTATAGTGGTTACGCCACGCCTGACACTTCTCGTTTACCCATCCTTCGAGGCTTTGTTCCAGTGTAAATTCATCTTTGTTTTCTAACATATTAGTACCCTGCGTAAGCGTCTAAGAGTTGATGTTCTTCGTGTATGTAATCACCTGCGTAAGCTACGTTAGCTAACTGGTCTATGTAAGCAAGCGAATCAATTAAATCATCGTGTACCATCGTGTTTGGAAATTGGAATAGTTCATCTAGGAACTCTGTGTTCCAATCTCCTTTATTAAGTGTTATTGCTCCGTGTTCAAACCTGCCTTGTAAAGCCCATACGACCCTATCTACTTTTTTCTTATTGCCGTGTGTAAGTTCCTCTACTCTAAAGAAGCGGTTATTCTTCTTCATTTCGTTACTGAGGTAGGGAAGGACAGCGTTCTTTAAAGCCCCCTTTTCAATGCCAACCGCCACTGGCTTATAGTGCGCGACAGCTTCAAAAATCTTCCTTGCAGTGGCTTCAACACCCCATCTGCCATGAATAATCTTAGCGACCCACCAACCTTCTTCAGAGACTTTGACCACTGAGATAGCAGTTTGGTCAAGCCGACTCGTTTTGGTAGTTGTTTTACCCACATCAGCGAAACCTGCCAAATCGACTGCGATGTAGTAATCACCCACATCTGGCTCTTCTTCAGAAAACTTAATATGTTCTTCTTTAAATAGCTCACTACCTTGTGCCTCGAATGATGCCATGAACTCCTGACGGAAAGAGTAAGCCGACATGGACTTCTTAGCGGCATTAATTTCGTCTGGGTCTAGCAGTGGATTGTCGTAGCTTGTAAAGTGATACCCAGAGAAGGTAGGGTCATCAGAGATACAAGCGTATGTATATAAATCGTAGAAGTGGTTACGTCCCATTGGCGTACCAATGAATAACGCATCACCCTTTTGGTCAGCCAGTGCGGGTCGTAGTATCTGTTCCCAGACCTCTGGCTTCATGTCAGCGTACTCATCCATGACCAAGAACCTGAGACTGACACCCCTCATTGTTTCTGGTCTGTCTGCGCCCTTCAAGGCTATGGTTGTGCCGTTGACAAGTTTTATCTGTAGGTTATTAACGTGGCTAGAGGCTATGACACCATGCCCCAGTTCCAATAGGACTTGCCACATAATGTCCCTTGCCTGTCCCTGCGTGGGGGCTACATAGAACACATGACCTCGTTCAGCCTGTAGTCCTCGTATAAGGAGCATCCACGCGGCTAACCGTGATTTGCCTGTACGCCTA